ATTATAATAGGCCGTCGCGCCTTGGGTGACAAGAAAAGCAATCGAGATAGACTGCCCCGTCGCCATGAATGTATTAAGGCTCGTCGAACTATTACCGCGAATATTCAGCGTCCAGTTTGCGGAGGCGCTTGTGGTGTAGAACAATACACTTTGCGTAATAACGTCGTAGTTAATCGTGCCCGTAGCTGCCGTGGCGCTGACCGTCGCCACCTCACCAGTGTTGGTAAGGTTCAAGACTGGGGCGTTAACGGTTCCTGCGTATTCCGCAAGAATGGATAGGTTTCTAGGTATTGTCATACGTTAACCCCACAGGTTCCGTTGGAGGCGGCTGAACCATAATACGAAGCACAACTTGCAGCTCCGACACCACTGGCTGTGCTAGTGCAGCAAGCGTAAGTGTATTTGTTGCGGATGGTTGATGGTCCTACGCCGGCCACAGATCCCAAAGCAAATATGCCTCTAGTGGAATTACCTGCGGCTGAGCCAAACTGTGAACCACAACTTGCAGCTCCGACACCACTTGCTGTGCTAGAACAGCAGGCATAAGTATATTTGTTGCGGATGGTTGATGCTCCGCCGGCCACAACTCCCAAAGTAAATATGCCTCTAGTGGAATTACCTGCTGCAGATCCTCGATATGAGGCCGCACTTGCAGCTCCTACGCCACTCGCCGTACTGCTGCAACATGCGTAAGTGTATTTGTTGCGGGTGGTTGATGTTACGCCGCACACATACCCCAAAGCGAATATGCCTCTAGTGGAATTACCTGCTGCCGATCCATAATATGAGGCCGCAGATGCGGATGCCGCAGAGGTGCTTGTGCAAGTCGCAAAAGTGTATTTGTTGCGGGTGGTTGATGCGCCGGGCGTACCCCCCAAAGCAAATATGCCTTTGGTTCCAACAGGGCCACCAGTATTTCCACCAAACCCATATCCTTGGGCCGAAAATGCGCCTTTGGTCGAGATAATTGGCATTTTATTTAAACTGCGTTACGGCAGCAATAACCGTATAGGTCGCATTTGCCGTTTTGGTAATTGTGTAGGTATAAATATCAATCCCTGAAGCATTACCCGTAGTCGGCGCAGTTCCTCCTTGCCATTTCGGTGTCACAGTCGTTCCATCAATCTGATATGCGTTATTATAATAAGCTGTTCCACCTTGTGTCGTCATCGCAACAACAGTTATCGTTTCATTAAGCCCAAGATATGCATTTAATTGTGTAGCAGCAGTCCCTCTGAAATTAATTGTCCAGTTAGCGCCTGCATTCTGCGTAAAATACAATACAGACTGCTTATCAACGTCGAAGTTGATCGTCGCATTTGGAGCCGTGCCGATAACAGTGACAGCATCTACTGTTGGATATTCAGTTGCCGAGACAAATGATCCGCCATAAATGTGCGCACTAGACATAGTGCTAGTGTCAAACGAAGCAACCTTCTTACCAAATGCGGATGATGTGCGTGGCATATCAGAGAAGCGCCCCAAACGCTGTAGCGGTAAGTGCCGTAGTAGAAGCCGTCGTTGTGACAGTCACGCTAACATACAAACGGTTTGCCGAAGGGATATACAGACCATTTGCATAAGCATATGTCGTCGTGAACCCCGCCGCAGTAGTGCTTGGCGTTACAGCAGAAACTGGAATTTCATCCGTCAAATAAGCATTCGTGCCGTCCCAGTTCCAAATCTGGACGAGGTTGGCAGCCGTAGCAGCAGTAATACTAGTAGAAGCCGCAACAACTTTAATATAGTCAACTCTCGTTCCATTTGTGGAAGTTGGAACGAACTGAATGATATTAGCACCGGCCAAGCTTGCTGTAGCTGTCGGGCCTCTTGTCGTGCAGGCAGTTTGAGCTGTTAAATTAGCAGACACAGAATATGGTGTCTGAGCAAATACTGGAGTAGCAGTTACGGCCATTACAGGCTCCCGAAGTTGTTAGCGATATATACTGTGGTCACGCCGGTCCCAGGCAATTCCCCAACCGTCGCGGCGTTATCATAAAGTATTCTACCGGATGTTCCACCGCTAATTGCCGTTGAGTTTACAACGACAGTTCCAACATTCACCGTATTGTAAGCAATCGTCTCGACAATATCGCCCGCAACAGCGCCGACGCTTAATACCACACTTGTGCCGTTCGACGCCGTATAGTCTGAGGCATTCAGCAACACGCCATTCAGATAAACCGCAACATAACCAACTGTATAAGACAACGTGAAGGTTGTCTGACCGCCAGTAGCCGTAAAGCTCGTTCTAACGTATGTCGCATTTGGAGCCGATCCGGTTGGTCCTGTAGGGCCTGTTGTTCCAGTTGAGCCTGTAGGACCAGTTGGGCCTGCTACCGAAGAAGCTGCTCCAGTTGGTCCAGTTGGGCCAGTTGCTCCCGTTATTCCAGTGGAGCCTGTAGGTCCCGTTGGGCCGGTTGCGCCCGTAGAACCAGCAGTGCCAGTAGGTCCAGTTGGGCCACCCGCGCCAGTTGATCCCGTTGGTCCTGTCGGCCCAGTAGGCCCATTTGTCCCGGCAGAACCTGTTGGTCCAGTAGGTCCGTTGCTACCAGATGAACCCGTAGGTCCTGTTGGGCCACCCGCACCCGTTGACCCTGTCGGCCCAGTAGGTCCATTTGTTCCCGCAGACCCTGTAGGACCCGTTGGTCCATTTGTTCCCGCAGATCCCGTAGGACCCGTTGGTCCGTTTGTTCCGGCAGACCCTGTTGGCCCTGTAGGGCCAGTCGGACCATTTGTTCCGGCAGACCCCGTAGGTCCTGTCGGGCCAGTCGGACCAGCCACAGTTGATGCCGCGCCAGTAGGACCAGTTGGGCCTGTTGATCCTGTGCTACCAGTTGGACCAGTTGGGCCAGTAGAGCCGGTCGGCCCTAACTGCGTATATGTCACCTGCTGCGCAGTAACAATAACGCCCGGCGTTGCTGGAACGGTAGGAGATGTCTGTGACGCAAAAGATGCAATGGATATGGAAGTATTGCTAACGGCCCACACTAATTGGATGTAATCGCCAGCATTTAATTTGAGAACATAATTGATGGCAGCAATCAGCTCCCCATTAACGCCCGCTTGTCTGTATGGTATCCAATAAATACTATTGCTTTCTGTTACATCAGAACCATTAACCCTAATCCACACATCAACATTATCATTGCCAGTTGTCGCAGTATTTTGGAACTGTATGGAATATTGCAGATTATATACGCCGGCATTGGAAAATGTAATTTGATTGCCACTAACAATGCTAACGCCGCTGCTATTAGGGTCTGTATTACCAATGTTTATTACATATGTTGAAGCTGTGCTTGCGGCTGTCTGGTTTGTGGTGTCGTAAAAAGACCCCCAATAACCTATAGTTCCGCCGGCACCAGTTGCGCCAGTAGGGCCTGTTGCGCCTGTTGGGCCTGTCCCAGTAGGACCTGTCGCGCCCGTTGGGCCTGTAGGCCCGGTAGAACCAGCGGGGCCAGGGGCGCCATTTAGATTAACAGACCAAGCAGCAAAAGTTCCTGTGCCAGTCGTAGACGTTACATTAACAACAAGAGCGCCAGTTCCAGAATTATAGGACGTGACAGTGCCAATCATGTAATGAGAAGCGTCATACGCAATTAGAACTTGCTGCGCCGTTGTATAGGCTAACCCAGTTCCAACTGTTAACGATTGAGTCCCCGTTCCAATTGTTAAAGACGTTGTGCTCGTTGTGGCGTATGTGCTGCCATTAGCGCCCGTAGGACCAGTTGGACCTGTGGCGCCAGTTGGCCCCGTCGACCCAGTGCTTCCGGTTGGTCCTGTTGGGCCGGTAGAGCCAGTCGGTCCCGTTGGTCCCGTCGCTCCAGTAGAGCCAGTAGAGCCAGTAGGCCCTGTAGGTCCAGCCACAGTAGACGCGGCGCCAGTGGGGCCTGTCGCACCTGTCGGGCCTGTCGGGCCGGCATTACCTTGAGAACCAGTTGGACCCGTTGGGCCCGTAGAACCAGAACTGCCCGCGGCGCCAGTGGGTCCCGTCGGCCCGGCAACTGTTGAAGCTGCACCAGTAGGACCAGTCGCACCCGTCGGGCCAGTTGGGCCCGCAACCGTAGAAGCCGCACCAGTTGGACCCGTCGGGCCAGTAGGTCCCGTTCCTGTTGGACCTGTAGGACCGGCACCACCAGAAGACCCAGTCGCGCCCGTAGGACCCGTTGGGCCAGAACCTGTTGGGCCAGTGGGGCCGGCAACAGTTGATGCTGCGCCAGTTGGGCCGGTTGGGCCAGTGGCACCCGAAGTGCCAGAAAAACCAGTTGGGCCTGTTGGGCCGTTTAATCCCGTTGGTCCAGTTGGACCAGCATTACCAATTGACCCCGTGGGGCCAGTGGGGCCAGTGGCGCCAGATGACCCGGTTGTTCCGGTAGGACCCGTCGGCCCGCCAGGTCCCGTTGGCCCAGTAATTTGTGCGCCTACTGGTCCGACGTCTATCCATGTAGAGCCATTCCATACCCACAAATGCTCTGTGTCTGACGTAACATATGCGTCACCCACTGAACCAGTGTAGCTTGATGGATAGCCTGGCAGAGACGTAGCGGTGGGGACTGTGCCCTTAAAAGAAAACCCACCCGCGGGGCCAGTTGCTCCCGTGGGGCCAGTTGGGCCGCCAAGATTTGCTATTTGACGCGACGTAATACGAACAGATGTCCCAGCCTGGACAGCCTCTAGCTGCTCAGTCCCGTTTAAGCTGATGGCTACCGGCAGGTTGGGGATCTGGATATTTGACATTCTACGTCCTTAAAACTCGCGCCATTGTAGCGGAACCAATAGCAAACCGCTACTTGCTTTTATTTACATTGGGACAGAAACAGCCAATTGGGACCCATAATACACGCCGGCCTGGTTGGCGTTTACCCCATCCCCGCTTTCACACGCATAAATATATTTCGGGCCAATAGACCCAGGCGCTTCTACCGAGGTAAATGTTGACTCAGACAATCCATTTATTATTGGAGCCCAATTAGTCGCGGTTATAGAAGACCCATTTAATGCAACCCCAAACATAGTATTGGCGGCATAATAATCCCAAGTGTTTATACAATATCCAGAAGTTATGTATGGCCCAACACCAGCAGACGTGCCAGTTGCGTAAACTGTACTAACATTTTGTTGGTAAAGAACTGTTATTGAATCTTCAGCTCTTCCATACATAAGTTGAACAAGATTAGAAGAGCTATTTCTTGCAAATTGGGCGGCGACACCTTTACAGCCGGTAGCTAAACAACCGGGAACAGCCGTAACCGTGTATGGGCCACCGGTATCAAATAGATAAGCGCCAACTAAAACTCTATTATAATAATTCCACACATTTAAAACTGCGGCAGAACCACCAGATGCAGAACCGCCCCACTTCCATGAAATGGTAGAAGTCGAATAATCCGTATAAAAAGAACCTAAATATGTTCCCCTGTATGCGCCCATTGTTATGGTAGAGCCGCCAGATATGCGGCATGTGTCAGAACTGGAATTTACTAAAATTCCCTGTATCCGAGTTCCAACATCTGATGGAGAATTAGTTACTGTCGTAATGGTTGCGCCGGATGTGTTTGTAAAATATCCAGTCCCTGCCAATGGAGTAGGATTAACAGTTGACCAAGGAACGGTGCAAAGAACTGGAGAACCGCTATTCATAGTAACATACACATCATAGGCTGACCTTGGATACCAATTACTATTTATAGTAAGAGCCAACCCGATTGTGTCTGATGGGCTTGATGTAAATTGGACGCTTTGCATTGTTGTTCCATCATAAATAGGAACATAAGCGCCATTATATGGAGAATAATACAGTGTTGATTGGCCTACATAACTGGTAGAGCCATTGTTTTGAATAACAGGAACACCCGCGACAACAGTTAATCTTCCACCTGGTCTAACCGCAGAAGCAGACCCGCCGCCTGCCGCCCAAGAAGGGTCAGCAGCTGCGCCATTTGTTGTAAGAACTTGACCAGATGTTCCGGGAGCCAACGCAGCCCATCCAGAAGCGCCTCGATACAATATAGATCCTCTTGATGAAGAGAAATTTGTATCAAAAACGCTACTCGCAGAAGCAAAAGCAGGAGGCGAACCTGTTGTAGCGGTTAAAATATTCCCGTTTGTTCCTGCAGCAGTTGAATTAGGAGAATTACCAGCGCCACCGCCATAAACAACGCCATATTGTGTTAATGCAGCAGATGAAGCCATCGCGCTAGAGGAAGAAAAATAAGGAATACCTCCAGATGTTCCCGCAGTTAGCCCAGTCCCGCCATTTGCAACACCGCCGACAAAAACACCTGTAGAAGTATTAATCGCTCCCATAGGATACCAAGTATTATTAAATAATATTGATACGGGATATGGATTTGATGTTTTATATGTTCCAATCTGAGTTGTGCTTGGTGCTGCAACAACTGACGTTGAAACAAGAATTGAGGCAATCGCAGTTAGAATTTTTAGCATGTCACCCTCAATAACTATACATGGCGAATACAACGTCGCCTGGATTTACACTGAATACCGTAGATAACCACGTTATGATCGTTCCACTTACGGAAAATGCTGGAGAAGATCCCGCCGAAACAAAAACTTGACCATTTACAATAAGCTGAAAAAGACCAGAACCGTTATAAGAATGACTTAGCGCAGGGAAAACATTAGTTGTTGTAATTGTTAGGGAATCAACAGCTGTATTGCCTGTGGTCCCCGCGGGGCCTGTAGGGCCAGTTGGACCGACAGAAGCGGGCCCAGGATACGCCTGCCACCCCTGCCCGTTCCACTGCCATGAACGGGAAGAATAAGTATAGACTTGGCCAACAGTAGGGCTTGCAGGAAAATTAATGGCCATAGCTTCCCCTAATCCTATTATGCATTTTGCTTAGCTTCTAAAGCGTCAATCTTTTCAGAAAGTTTTTTAACTGAGTTAATCAAAGCATATACAAGCTCTGACGCATCAACGGTGTATATTTCCGTTATCTCTCCAGATATAGGATCTTTATACTGGGTCTTCCCAACCATTGTTTCAAATGGCGTCCCAAGTAAGCTTTGAGCAATAAATCCTGTATATGTTTTGCCGTCAGAAACAGAGCCGTATAGACCGTTATACTGATAGGTGATTGGGTTTAAACTAAGTAAATCCGTCAATGATGGAGAATAATTATTTATGTTCTTTTTAACTCTTTGATCTGACGTCGCCGTCCAGCTGCCGCCACCGGTTTTATAGGCGGTTGAACCACTAATCGTTAGATTCCCTGATGAGTCTATCTGACAATATTGAGACCCAGCGCCAAACCCAATATATGGGCTGCTGTAATAAAAAGAATTACTTGATGACCCAATATAATAAGCAGTTCCAGTATTGGTCATATTCTGGAAAGCATTTGTTTGGAAAGACCAGTTAGTATCGCTGACGACGTTAATAATTGTTCCCTTTAGACCATTTGATGTGGTTCCAGTAGGTCCCGTCGGGCCAGTTGGGCCAGTCGGACCAGTCGGACCAGTTGGGCCAGTTGGGCCAGTTGGGCCTGCTCCAGTGGGACCAGTTGGGCCAGTCCCTGTCGGGCCAGAGGCCCCCGTTGGACCCGTTGGGCCGGCGCCAGTTGGACCAGTTGGACCAGTTCCAGTAGGACCAGTTGGACCAGCAATAGTAGATGCAGCCCCAGTTGGGCCTGTAGCGCCCGTCGGACCTGTAGGACCAGCAACACTAGAAGCAGCCCCAGTTGGGCCTGTTGCGCCTGTCGGGCCGGCAACAGTAGAAGCAGCTCCAGTTGGTCCTGTGGAACCCGTAGACCCAGTAGGTCCAGTTGGCCCCGTTGGGCCTGTAATAGCAGTAACCGCTGGTCCGTTATCTATCCACGTAGACCCATTCCAAATGTATAGATGATAATTTGCCGTAACAATGTAAGCATCGCCAACAGTATTGCCGCTTGCGGGCAACGCACCGACAGTAGCAACGCTGCCCTTATATGTAATGCCGGAACCTGCGGGACCCGTTGTTCCAGTTGGACCAGTAGAGCCGGTAGGGCCTGTTGGGCCCGTTACGTTAGAAGGAGCCCCCGTAGGGCCTGCTAGCCCTGTCGGTCCTGTTGGACCTGCAATAGTAGAAGCGGCGCCCGTTGGTCCCGTTGGACCAGATCCAGATGGGCCGGTCGCTCCTGTAGGACCTGTAGGGCCGATAGCTGAAATAGTCCCAATCTCAATCCACTGAGACCCGGCGCTATCTGTCATATAAGTATATTCAAGACCAGTATTTGTATTAAACCAACGGTCACCATTAATTGGTGCAGGAGACGTTGGAGGGGACGCTGACTCAGTGTAAGTTCCTGCACCATTTGGCCCAGTAGGACCGCTAGGACCTGAAGATCCAGTTGGGCCCGTTGGACCCGTTGCTCCACCAGAAGAGTGTTCTAATACATATTGAAAATTAGCATCTAATTCCGTTAAAGGAATGCTTTGGCCGCCAGGCGTATTTCCAAAAGTATAAGGAACGGCCATTATTTCCTCTTATAAAATCGTTGTAGACCAATCAACGAACGCACCAACATTGTTCGTCCAATATGATCCTGTTCTTATACCAAAGAACCACTGATTGTTCCACTGAACAATAAAGTTATATGGGGGAGACAACGGGCCGGTAAATGGAACAGACGTATTGTCGTAAGGTATGCCAATCTCCGTATTATTATAAATTACGGCTGGAGCGTTCCAATCTGTTCCTGGAAGCTGATTTAATCCACTAGGCGCTTCACCAGTTTGCTGCGTAACGCGATAATTATTATTTTGAGTAATTCTTGTCGCGCCGCCTATAACGGGAATGCCCGTAACTGGATCAATTGTATTGCCTTGAGTAATGCGGTAATCGACTTCATCATTAAAATATGGCTCAGTGCGCGGCTGCGTAATTGGAACAGGGTCTGCCGGGACAACTATGGCGCGAAGCTGTTGTTGTGGCTCATCTAAACACTCATCACACACAAGAATACGGATATTCGCTAAAGACGCGCCACGCCAGTCATATTGCCACTGTAGCCTAGTGTGATTAGTCCATATGCCACATCGATCACAGACGGCCTGCGCCTGTGGGTTACGCGAGGATACTCTGGCTCGTCCGGCTTTTGATGCGTAAGCCAATTATCCCCTCCTTACGAGTTAAAATAACCAGCAATTGTAGGGGAAATATATTGTTGGGCAACTTCGACGTTTTGACGAGACGCAATATCGTAAGACTCGTCAGACATCTGCTTAATCATTACCGCCTTTTCTGGAGCCCATATTTGAGCAAGACGATAAGAAAGGCCATAAACCATAGCCTCAAGCCAAATGGATGGGATGTCCATTGTTTGAGCGCCAGTTAAATTCGTATCCTGTATTTGATTAATATAATAATAATTAAAAGACGTTTCATTGCCGTCAGGCACCGGCCATAAATATACGCTTGGGCTTAATAACCTGTCCATCCAATATACAGTTGGAAAGCCCTGTTGCGCCTTATTTGGATAGCTTGAATATTCAGACCGTGAAATTGGTAGAATTAATCTGTCAGTATTTGTCGTGCCAGACGTGACGCGAATATAAGCATCTAAAATAACAACTGAGCTAGAAGGTATTGAATATTGCGTCTGTCCCTGAACCAGCGCAATGCTGCCCAACTGAACTTCCCAAAGATTAACGCCTTGGTTTGACCATCGCATAAACATCATGTTGGTGGCCATGCGGGCCGCCTCCATGTGTTCTTGCAATAACGCGCTAGGGCGTATCCCAATCAGCTGATAAGCGTAAGGGACAACCTCGCCCAGAGATGGGTTGAACGCATATGTTCCGCTGGTTGCCACGGGGCCCCCTTATTAAATCGGGCCGTTGCTCAGTTGCAAGAACGTGGCCGTTACAGATCCGTTTCCGCTGTTTAATAAAACGCGAGCAAATACAGGAGCCTGGTTAAAATAACTAGACTTTGAGGCGCTTGCACCAACGACATTTGTGTCAGAAGAAGACAGCCACGTCATTGACGCCAAGGCGACAGGATTTGTCGCACTATTGGGGTCATCCATAGACGTCTGAACCGTATAATTGACTGTCCCTGTAACATTCACTTGAATTGATACGGGCGCGGGAGCCCAGTCGTCAAAACGAATAAGGTCACTTGATTTAGCGCCGCCAGAGGCGTCAGAAACAGTAACTGTAATAGGACGCATCAGTGTTTTCCTTTTGTGTGTCCGGCACGCGCTGCAGCGACATTATCTACTAAATTTGGATAAGGACGACCAGCGGCCCTAGCTCTTGCTTTGGCCATCTTAACACCTTTTGAGTTTAAAGCCTTATGCTTTGCGTCTTTAGGTGCATCTTTTTCCCAAAATGGCTTAGACATTTGATGTTTCCTCACAAACAAAATCATTGCCATATTTCTCTATGTATAAATCAGCTTCTGCATCCCCATTAGAAGCCAGTAAATATATTTTAGCATATTCTAACAATTCAGGGTCGTCTTTAAATTGGCCCAATCCCTGATTGCATCTATTACAAAGCATCCCTCTAATTTTATTTGTTTTATGGTCATGATCCACTACTAGGTTAGACATATCTCCGCATATTGTGCAATTATGGGTTGTTTCAATTAAATAAGCTAAATCTTTGTCTTCAATCATATCTCTATAAATACCGCGCCTAATCCCGCTTCTATAAGAATTTCTGCAATCTCTGCACCAGCTATCTAATCCATTCTTCTTCTTATTATGAAGAGGAAAGAATTTTGCCGTCTCAGGCTTTTCAATCTTGCATCGCGTGCAAGCTAACATTTAACATCCCATTTTTTCAAAGCTAAATTTATTCTGCTATTAGGGTCATGAGCCGTTTTAGCAGAAGTTAATCTTTTTTTCATCCCGCACATACGGGCCCGAAAATTATCTCTACGCTCAGCGGCTTTAGGACTTTTAGATGCTTGTTCTTTAGAAACTGGCGGCTTTAAATTATGGCCTTCAGCCTTAGCGGATGCACGACCCTTGGCGTTAAGGCCACCAGATTTCGACTGTCCAGCAGACCTAGACCAAGCGGGAGTTTTAAATGACATTTTTCTCCTCCCTTGAAAGCATTTTTGCAAATTTTATTACATCTTCGTGAGTAAATTCTCCCTTACAAACATTATACATATAAACAACTATTTGGACATTAGATTTAATATACGGCAAAGAACTATCTATCCTGTCTATTGAAGGAACCCAAGGATTTGACGCATGTATATCCGTAATTCTTGTATCAAGGTCAAATGATATTCCGGTTGCTTCGCAAACTCCATTCAATATCTTTTTTTCTATCCACGACGATGTAAAATCTGGAGCAGGCCATCCCATTTTTTTTGCTCGTTTTTGAGCATTCCCATAAAGTCTTTGGCATCTTATTTTTAAAGAATTATCCTTGCTCCAATCAGCTTTATAACATTTGTTGCAAGTTCCAGCTTTGCCCTTCCCAAAAGAAACGACATTAGAGCTTTCTCCGCATGAGACACATTTCCCGTCCCAATTTGGGATTTTATAACATCTTGCCATAAAAAAATCCTGAGAGAAGGAAAGCGGGGCTTGCGCCCCGCTCATTTCTCAGTAGTGAGCAGTTTTACCGCGAGGCTCACCCTTAGCGGCAGAAGAAAGAACGCCACCACCAGAAGCGCGGGCAGGCTTTTTAGCCTTTCCACCCTTCTTCATGCAGCTACCGCCCTTTTTGAATCCGTCGGTGCCTTCTTCAGCACGACGGACAGTTTCACCAGCGCCAAAATTGCCTTTGGCCTTTGGATCTTTAACAACGTAACCCATCGTGGGCTCCTATTAGTTAGAAGACGTTAGCTGGATATAGTTAACGTTAACATTAACATAACCAGCAGTAGCGGCGGTTCCAACAGGCGTAATCGTCACAACAACGGGGGCAACCGTTGGAGCGGCAACACCAAGCACTGTTTGATTTGACATAGCGGCAAGCTGTGCCGCCGTGTATGTCGGCGCAATACGACCCGTGGCAGCTTTAACGTCAACACCGCTAACATAAGTTGTCGCGGCGGCAGATGTGCCGATAGACAACGTCGCAGAAGTGCCAGAGTTAAATGCAGTCAGAACGTCAATGTCAAACGACACGATCTGAGAGCCAGCAGGTATATATAGCGTTGCAGAAACGGCAGTAGCGCCATTTTGCGTAAGTGCGACTGACTGAGCAAGTCTTGCGAAACCTATATTAGGACCGTTGGTTTGGCCCTGCTGTAGGTCGCCCGATGTAACCGGCCCAGTGAAGTTTGTTTGACCCATGAGGTCTCTCCTTCAAAGTTGTGAGGGGAGCAAATGGCTCCCCTCGTTTGCCGATTAAGACGTTGGGAACGAGCCCCAAATTGCACGCCAGTTGTAATACGAGAAGCTATACCGCTCGTATCCTTTGACAAGCAAGTTGTCTGTAACGAAATCTACCTGCATGTCGGTCTCGAAACGAACACGCTCCATGTAGCTCAAGCCGTCAATGTTCGTCAGCAAGAACCAAGCGTAAGGCGAGGTCAAGAAGTCGTTGACGAAATAACCTTCAGGCAAGCCGCCCGCGGTCATCATGATCGCATTGACGTCGTTGTCTGCCGTGCCTGGGCGAAGTTCAGTCTTTGTAAGACGGATAGCAACAGGCTCAAGCTGCGGCGGAACAACGAGACGACGACCACGCGCAAACACCTTCAGACCGGCTTGGTCTTTGAAGTTCGTGCGGATAGAGATCATGCCGTTGAGCAGCGTAGCTTCGTTAAGGTCGACTTGAACAGATGGCGTATTAGAAACTGTGCCACCGTCAATCGGATGCGAAGGAGAGCAGAGTGGCTGGCCGTCGCCGCCGACTGAAGCATTATACGTCGTTGCCGTGTTGAGCACGTTGGCGCCGTAGATTTCTTTAGTCTGCTGGAACGACTCAATAAGGCCGAGGTTTGACGGCATAAACTGTGTCTTATACAGGTTATCGTCAATTGCCTTACGGGTGATTGCGTAACCGAGAGCAATTTCAACGTGCTCTTGGTTGTAAATGAAACGCTCACCAGCCGAGTTATCGAAAGCGGTCTGGCCGCCTTCAGTCTTTAACTGAGCAAGACC